ATGATTTGCAGATAGATAAACGTTTATAGATTTACCTAAAGGAAAGTTTGAATAGGTGAAAGTAATAGAATCTGTAACATTTACTACAAAAGTGTCGTATTCTTCAATGTTTAAATTAATTGTTGAAGACGTTTGAAGATATTGAACAGTACTAACGACACTAACGTTTTGCCAAGTTCCATCACCTCTTAAAAACTTTTGTTCATCTCCAGACAAAGCCTGAGGAACAAAGCCAGACCTAGACTCCTGGGCACCAGAGACTCCTTGGAATGTAGATGAGATGTAATATTTGTTTAGATCAATCATGGCACAAGGGGGTTATTAGGCTTCCATTTGTTGGTTTGCAAAATTTCAAGCATTTGTGAATGGGTGTAAGGACCTTTTCTGCTTTTTATATTTTGAAGACTAGAGGGTAAATCGTCATCAGGTGTGCTATCCCACTTTACAAACGTTTTGGTGCCATCAACAGACTTCAAAACTGTATCCGGAGATGTTTCTAAAACTTCATTAAAATTAACTGCAGAGAGTTCAGAAACATTAAGAATTATAAACTGTCTATTTTCAAATGTATTCATATATTAGCATAGTTTTCAATTTGTTGTATTTCTTGAGACGTTAATTCTTTATTATAGATTAATATCTCTACTATTTGACCGGATATTATTTCACCGGGAGTACCTCGACCCCCTATAACAATATTGGTAAGTTGAGGTAGGTTATTCATTGTTCCATACGACACGCCGTAGGAGGTAACCCCGTTAATACGAATAAAATTAGAGTTAGGTATGCCATTATGCACAATTGTTTGAATATGATAGTTAGCAAGACTGCTTGAAGAGGCGGCAGTGGGACCAAATATTTGTTTATTTTCAGTATAGAAATAGGATCGATCTTCGTTTACGTTTTTAAACACATAACATAAATCTCCAGAAGTTGAATTTAAATAGCCTTTTTGTGCTGTTGTGGTAGGATTATTATACCTACCAATTATAACAAAAGTACGAGGTGTGCCATTACCAATTGGGGTCGGGAATGTAAAGGTGAAATAACTATTTGTGCCATCAAATGAAACGGCATTGCGGCCATTCAACTGATTTGTTAATAGGGTTGGACTATTAAAACCTGTAGCAACTACACCATTCTGTTGATCTGTCCAAGAGGTGATAGAACCTCCAGATTCACCAATACCGTTGTCAGCATTAAATCTAACAAGAAGACCGTCTGTTGGAATTGCAGGAACAGGATTAGCAAAAGGAGCTGTCTGAGGAACAAAGTTTGAAGTATATCTTGCAACTCCTTTAGTGATTCTTAGTTCATCGATGTAACCATAATAATAATTTGCAGGAGATTCAACTGTCTTGCCAATTATTAAATAAGGCTTATCTATAGTAACACTACTAGTAAATGTACTGCCGCTTTGAGTACCGTTTAAATAAATTTTAAAATCATTACCTGTCCTTACTAAAGCTACATGTGTCCATTGATTTGGTGTTAGTGCGCTTGTAACTATATCGCTTTCGCCACCTATAAGCAAATGCAAAGTTTGATCAGCTTTTAAAAACATTGTCACTGCACCACCAATACTACCTGATTGTGGTCTTGTGTCAAAAAATACATGGTAAGCATTATCCATTTGAGTTGGATATAACCACATTTCCACTGTAAAGTCTGCCGTACCAAAAGCATAGCCGTTGCTTTGCAGTGCTACTATATAGTCAGTATTATTTGTACTAAAATAAGCTGCACCACTTCCAAACTTCTTAACACTTGTATCTATTTGTGCATTTCCAAAAGCTGTTAAAGTAAAATTGTTTGTAGAAGAGTCTGTAAAAGTTTGTGATCCAGATAATCCATCCATATGAAGTAATAAAGAAACATTTGATACATATTGGTCTGAAGGATCGGATAATTGTTGTTGAGGTGGTGTAAAGTTTGAAGTATATCGGGCAATACCTTTGGTGATTCTGACATCATCAATATAGCCATTAAAGCTTCTATTAGCAGGATCAAACCAACCCGCACCAACTATAACGGGGCCTCCTGTTTGTATAGTAGAATTGTTACTACTGTTCGTATCTTCAAGAACACCGTTAACAAATATTCTATAAACATTACTTGATCTTGTTAATGCTACATGATACCAAGTATTTGTTGTAAAACTTGTTGTAGTTGTTACAATGGGGCCAAGACCCGGTGCACCATAAAATCTTAAAGCTGTGCCGGTCCATTCTAATGTCCAGACGTTATCAGTAGTTGTACCGGGTGCACCCTTTGAAACAACCGCCTTCGGTGGGCTAATATTTGTAGGATAAATCCAGGACTCAATAGTGAAATCCTCTGAACCGAATTCAAAATTATTATTTTCCGGAACTTGAATATAATCTCCAGTTCCATTAAAACTACCAGAACCACCCCCGTACTTAAATGTAGTAGTATTTAACTGAGCATTTCCAAATGCTGTTAATTCGAAATTATTTGTTGATGAATCAGTTAAAAAAGCCATTGTTAGTATTTAGGGATTAAAGTGAAGTAGTAAAGCTACATAGTCTGAATATGGATCTGTAGGTAATATTAGTTCAGTAGCCGTTACTGATACAAAAGCTGTCCCGGTTCCTACACTATTTACACCAGACAATGTAATATTGTAAGTGCCTGCTGAAGTATATGTGAAGGTTGTAATTTGGGTAGAACTATCAAATGCCTCATCTCCAGATAAGTCCCAATACCAGGCACTAATTGGTGAAGCAATCGGGTTAAGATTATTAATACCGGTTAAGTTAACTGTGAACGGAACTGTACCAGACAGACTATTAATACCAATGGATACACTTGGCGGTAAGATGTTTGCTGCAGTAACTGTAATAGTCTCAATGTCTATACCTGAACTATTAGCCCCGGTTAATGATATTGTATAAACACCCGGCGCACTATAGGTAACAGTAGTAATACGAGAACTACTATCAACAGTTCCGTCATTATAGAAGTCCCAGTTCCAACTACTAATAGGTGAAGCAATAGGATTGAGATTGTTGATACCGGTCAAGTTAACAGTGAGGGGTATATAGCTAGAAAGTACTGTTAAGTTAGTAAGGACGGAAACGTCAGGTGGTAGGATATTAACAGCTGTTACAGTGATAGAAGCTGTTCCAACACCAACATCATTAATACCAGATACAGTTACAGTATAAGCACCCGGTACGTCATATGTACAAGTTGTATTTTGTGTATAACTATCCGGGCTACTATCCCCAGATAAATCCCACTGCCAGGAATTTACTGGGCCTATATTTGCTGGCAGATTGGTTATACCCGAGAAATTAGCTGTAAACGGTATATAACCGGATAAGTTATCAACGAGTATTGATACAATTGGTGGTATAAACGAAGGTACATCGTGTACCGGCATAGGTACAATTCTCCAGCCAATATTATTACTCGTATAAACTAATTTTATTAAACCATATCTTACATTACATTTTAAGGTGTCAAATAACTGTTCTATTTTGTTACCGTTATTGTTGATATATAAGTTGTTTAAAGACCACTTACCGGCAATATCAAATATTTCTATTTCATCCCCATATTGCGGTACTGAAGGTAGAGTAGCTGTCAAAGATTGGGAAGTTGTATCAATACCGTATTTGTAATTTGATAAAAGATTTATACTACTCGTTGTGTAAATATAATTTCTATTCCAAGACCCAGAGTTAGTTTGTACTGTAGTGTGGGTAGATATCCAATTAGCAGAATTTTGAATTACCAGAGTATTGACATCATCTCTGCCGTTTCCACTTCCACCAGAAACACTTTGCAGATAATTCCAAAGATCGGTCTGAGCGGAGAGAGTGCCTATAATTGAACCCCAAACACAAACATCTTCTAAAATAGCTACATTTACATCTTCAACTGTATCAGTAACCCCGACGTCTACGTTTGTGGTAGTAACTTCAGCATTTGTGATAACTGTAGTTACATCTTGATCAGAGCTAACTATAAGATTGGTTTGAGGTGTAGTAACGTCTACGGTTATGTCCTGTACGGGTTGGGTGACATTAACTGTAATTCTATCTTCAAACCCGGTGATCCGTTTAGCCGATGCACTAGCAAATACGGTTACATCATAAGCAGATAGACCTGGAATAAAATTAAAGTCTACAGTAACTGAACTGAGACTTGTAATCTCTATAGCTGGGTAAGCTATAAGATTTGAACCAACCTCTCGAACAGTTACTACAACGTCCTGAGAGCAAAGATTATGAACAACGGTAAACTGATTGTTTACATTATCACCAACAAAAGTAGAATAATAGCCAAGTGTATTAACAGTTGACTCAGTAAAGAAAATATCCTTTGTCCATTCTTGTGACATTTATTATTCTGTATAATCAGCAATGATTGGCCAGGTGCCTGAAATATAAGTCTTAACAACTCCAGTGGGAAATGTTACTTGAAGATCGTAATAGTACTTGGCAAAAGGTATCTCAATAAGCTTTGGTAAAATACGTACCGCAGACATACCTGGTGATAAGATTTGAATAGCGCTATTTGCGGTTGAAAGAGTTAAAGCAACCGGTGTATCAATCCCTCGGCGAAATTCCATCTTAACAAGTGCACCTGAAAGATTTACAGGCTGACCATTTTGAGTAATGGCAATCGAATTAATACCGTCCCAGGTATCGCCTCTACGGTGTTCAGGTATATTATAAGTCATATACCTATATTTATGGAAACAATCTGTTACTTATAAGCAATAACAGTACCGTATCTTAATGAAATACCTTGAATAACAGCTGAGAATGAGAAATTAACAGGTAAATCGTATGCTGTTAGATTCTGTACTGTTGTTGTAGAAACCCCTGTAGCTGTTAAGCCTGAAATTCTACAAGCTGAAACTACTTGAATAGATGAATAAGGACCTGTATAGATTGATGTTGGTACTACAAAATCAAACCCGTTACCGCCGCCTGAACCAGCACCACCACCTACAATATAAGCTGCTTTAGCAAATAATGGTCTTCCAGCCCCTTCCATAGGAATCCACGAAAAGGTCTCAGCCATCCCTGGATTGTATGTACTTGTTAGAGCTGGTGTTACGGTAAAAATCGGTGTTGCCATATATTATATTTATGCTGGAGGGGGTGTAGGTGTTCCGGCTCCGCCTGCTTGAGTTGGAGGTCCAGCTTCAGGAGGTGCACCCGCTCCACCTTCAGCCCCCGGTGCTCCACCGGCTCCTACTTCAGGACCAGCTTCGGGTGCAGGAGCTGTACCACCAAATTCAGGAATTTCAGATCCGCCAGCTGCTCCACCGCCGCCGCCTCCACCTGTAGGAGCTGCACCACCTTCAGGTGCAACGCCAGCAGCTGCTGCCATCTGCTCTCTCCAACCAGGCCCTGAGTTCTCAATTTGAGCTAGTTCCCAGCGAAGAGCAGCATCGCGCTTGAGCCACTCTCTATTCTCTCTCATTACATCGTCAGAGAGTTGGAGGTAGTACTTCTGGGCATAAGAAGGAGCTATGGAAGCGTTCTGTGTTGCTGTGTTAAAATTCTCAAATTTGATCTGTAAGAGCTGCTGCTCTCTCATTGCCATGAACGAGGTAGGGACATTAAACTCCATTTGTATGGCGCGTTCACGAAGCTTATACTGCTTCCAAAAACCTTTCATCTTTAAGTGTGCAATAAAGGTATCGCGAATACCCATGGCAAACTGTCTTTGAATGCGGATAATAAAGCGAGCAAATCTTAACTCCTCTCTTGTAATCTCGGCACCATCCTTAAAGGGTACATCATTCTGCATAAAGCGTGATGTTGGCACTTTGAGAGAATTATAAAGCTTCTTGAGGAAATAGTTAAGGTCGTCAAGCTGACCTAAGTTCTGACCAGCAGGAAGTGTATCGACAGTTGAGCCATTGCCTTGTGCATCCTTGGTGAACCAATAAGCATCAAGCATTGATTGTGGGTCATAGATATTGGTAACCCGGCCGCCAGAACCTTGAGTTGTATCAAAATTCTTCTTAGTCCAATACGACTGCATCAAACGCTTAAGATAAGCTTCAGCTTTTGGTGGAGGCATTGAACCAGTGTAGATTGTAAAGCGAAGACGTTCTGGTGCTCTTACAAGACGGTAAATAACAATACTATCTTCAATGAGAGACAACTGACGATAAGCTCTCTTGGCATTCTCAATAAACGGCAGACGAATTGACTTATATTCATTCCAAATACCAGAATTAATGTAAGTGACCTGAGCCTTATTCATAAAGAATAACTCTTCCTGGTCTTTACGGTTCATTGATGTAGCCGGGCCTACAACGGGCTTACGAATTAAAAACCCTTTTACTAATTCATTCTGTACGTTTTGGTAGACAGGATTGATGAGCTCAGTAGGAATCGAAACTAAACCAATAATACCTAAATCCTTCTTGTCTTCTAAAATAATATTTTCAAAATATAACTCCCCGTCAATAAGAAACTGTCTAAAGTATTCCCACCCTTTATCCTCAAGGTCAAAGATTTGAATAAACTTCTTGTATTCTTTTTCAATTGTATCCTTTACTTCCTTTGTATATTCACCTCTAAGATTAAACTGAACAATAACATCGTTCTCGTCCTTTACAATACATTCATCGCAAATCTCATCAACGCAGTCAGCTAATTCAGCAAAGGCTGCCATCCGACGATAATCCTGCAAACGTCTGGTCTTGTCTTTATCAACGTTGGCATAGATAAAGGCCTGGTAATCCTTATTGAGAGTAATAGCACCCGGTGTACCGGGACCACCACCGTATTGAAGCTCAGGGTCTTGAAGAAAAACGGATTGATCCTGAATGAGCTCTTCTCTTTTTGGTGCAACCTTACGAAAGTCTTGGAACCTCGGGTTACGTTCCATCATACTATCTAAAATTTGATATGCATACGGAAGCCTTGAAACAAACGCACCTAAAAGCGATGTTGAAGGAAATGCTTGATCTTGAATAGGTCCTGTAGTAGATCCAGGAATAGCATTATTATAGGTATAAGCCTGATGAATCATGTATATTATTTAAGGTTTTAGTTGTATTCTTCAAATAAGAATATACTATATTTGCATGGAATCAAATATGCATCTTGAAACACTCCTTTGGCTTAACAAGCAAATTGACGATATTCATGCAAAGTCTGTATTAGTCGGTGAATTACTCATGGGTGAAAGAGATCCATTAATCATCAAAAAGTATGATAAAAAGCTTCAAGAGCTTGAAAAAGAGCTTGATGGAATTAATAATAAGATCGAAACAGAAAGACGTATGCTAGCAGACTCTCTATGAAAGTAGAATTAAAATCCGTAACAGTTCCCGTACAAGAATTACAAGACAAGGGCATTAAAACAGCTGAAGACTTTATTGTTTACTGTGCCCGGGTATCCAATCCTTCTAATCAATATAATACCGAAACAGGAGAACGACTTTTAAACTACTGCATTAAACATCAGCATTGGTCTATCTTCGAACAAGCTTTCTGCACATTTGAGATTGTAACAAGTAGAGCTATTGCAGCACAGTTACTTCGACACCGCTCATTTACCTTCCAAGAGTTTAGTCAGCGCTATTCAACAGCTACTGAGCTTGAAGAACTAGAATTCAGAAAACAAGGTAAGACAAATAGGCAAGTCGGTGATGAACTCTTTCCTTTAACCCAGCACTGGGATACTGCTGTACATATTAAAGAAGCTCAAAAGAAATGTTTAGATGTTTATGAAGAGCTTATTAAGGTTGGTGTAGCAAGAGAGTGTGCACGGATGGTCCTACCTCTCAATACACAGACAACTCTTTACATGTCCGGGTCAGTTCGATCCTTTATTCATTATTTACAATTAAGAGCGAAAGAAGATACCCAGAAAGAGCATAGAGAAATAGCTCTTGAGATGAAAAAAATCTTTACAGAAACCTTTCCTAGTATTGCAAAAGCTTTAGAATGGAATTAATATATTATTATGCACGGACGATTCCCAACACATAACAAATACTATCTAGCACATGAGCTCTTCCCTCTTCTTTCAAAAGAAGAGAAGCGCCTAGTATACTTCCCAACTAAGGAAGAACGTTCTAAGAAAATCTCTAAACGGGACTTAAAGATGTCTCGTGAAGATGAAGAGGTATTGCAAAAGTATAGAGCGAAATAATATGGCAGGGAAAGGAGATAAACCTCGTCCAACAAATAAGACGAGATATAACGAAAATTACGATAAAATTAAATGGTCTAAAACCACGCGCAAACCTACTAAGAATGTGAAGGGAAAGCTGGTTTATGTGTACTAATTTGCTTAAATATTAATAGCTTAGAAAAACTACTAGATAAAGCTTATTTGTTGTTGTCGTAACATCGAATAAGCTCTTTTAGTCTTTCAAAGGCTAATAAATGATTGAATCTATTGGTGTTGTTCTTTTCTGCTTAGTAATTGTACTACAAGCAGTTAAGGAATGTAATAAGAGGGGTTAATTAAGCTTCTACTCCAGAAAGAATCTTAACCCCTAACGACCAAGGTCTAAGTTGAAGTTGTGTTTGAGTCCCAGAATAAGGCTCTTTAATAACGTACTGTGTTAATTTGCCATAACCGGCTGGATTCTCGACTATAATATCAACATACCCTGCTCTAGTAGCCGAAGGCATTGTAAATGTTATAGTATTCTCGTTATTAGAGGAGTATTGTGAAGAAAGTAACTTAACACCAAAGAACCCTGGGTAATGGGCTGATAGTTTAGGAATGCTTGAAAAGGGGTTATAAAACGTTTGACTCTCGTAAGGATATCCAGAAAGATAAACATTGGTGACTCTAAAAAACGATTTACCATAGACATTAAATGACTTAGTAGCTGAAGTAAAAACTACTGGTGTATAAGGTTTTGTGAGAAAAGTATAACCAGCCATATCAGTTTATAATTTGTGGTTGAGGGTGGGCTGAAATTGTGTGACGCTCTGTTGTTAGTGAGTCAAGAGCGTCGAGTGAAAGCATTGAATTGAGCCCTGATTCAGTTGAGAAGTTTGAATTAACTGTAAAGATTGTCGATTCTGGGCCCGAAGGTTTAGCCTTAAACAACCAACCTTTAAAAATAAACGATGTATTGCCCTCTACTCTGGCAACAGAAGTTGCGTTAATATCATAAGGATAAGTTGCCGTAATGTTCCCAGACCAAACAACTTGTGAACGAATTTCATAATCCGGCATTGAAGGTGTACGCCAAGATATAATAATATAAGGATCAAAATAAGGAACAAAGTTAGTTACAATTTGATCATAATCTTCCTGAAAGCGAGTCAGGATTGTCATATTGATTGTTAAGTCGATAGGGACTGGCTGCTGAAGCTTATTAGTAATGGTAGGGTCTGAAGAAGACATATAAGAGCCTTGAATCTTATTAAAGACTCTATTAGGATCTCTACTAATACCTCCGTTAGTTAAAGCAACGACTGGTAATTGAATGTTCTGAGCCTTATCTAATAAATCTGCCAGTACACGCTGCTTAGGTGCATAAACAAACCGGCATCGAATAGAATCTTGAGGCTCACGATATCTGTTATATCTTTTAACAACGATATCGTCTAGAGCTGAAGCCAGCATTCCCACCATAGTCTGGATTTCAAAATCATAGGTATACTTTCTCACTTATATTATTTAAGTGAATCTTCTTCCCCGGCTTCTAAGATATACTTTAAGACTTCGAGCTGTACTTTACCCTTCCCCTTGGGACACTTCTTAGAACTAACTGCATCTAAAACTTCATTAGATCTTAAGTCGACGTACTCTTTAATAAACTCTAATACCTTAGAGCCTCTTGTAGACATAAACTGTTCGGCATCTTTATTGCAGAACTCTTTATAATCCGGATCATCCGGATCAATCTCACCGGATTCAATTCTATTTTTAAATTCTTCTAAATACTCGTCTTGGCGACCTTTATAGAACTTTCTAATAGCTTTGCGAAAGAATATAAACTCTTCTTCTCTAATCTGTTCTATATCTATGACCATAAAAACAATTATGGCCTAGAAAAGAATAATGCTACTTATAATACTTCAAGTACGGGCTCTCCGGGTCGTGATAGTATTTGAGAGGAAGAATCTTATCAGGCATCCGTCGAACAATTTTAGGGTTGTTATAAGGGAAGGGATACCATTTACGATCTCTCATTGTGATCCAATAACTAAACAAGTAGGAATTAACTTGCCTGCGATATCTTGGCATATCAATATCGAGCTTAAACTTCTTAATCTTTCTTTCTGTTCTCTTCTCGCAATCCCATTCAAGTTCAATAGTATCTTTAAAACCTTGAATAAGTCGCTCGCGAGAGTAATTAGTCCCTGAACACCACCTCTCAATCATAGTAATCCCGGCATCAGCCTTTGACCATAGAGGATGCTTTTCTAAGAACTGATCCATATGACAAGATTCATGAACCAAAACATCTAGCCAATCCTTCTTCTGTGCTGCTACTTTAAGGTCAACATCATCAAAGTACCCTGAACACTTAATGCCATCGGTCTCAACAAGCTTATCAGGAACTAAATGAAAGCCAATTCCGTGCTTTTGGCAATCGGTGGCAACTTTGGCAACAAGCTTTTGAACATTAGTCATTAAAATTTTTTGTTACAAGATCTTTATCATTAATAATAATATCGTGTACATTAAAGTCTTCAATTGTATTAAATTTTTGCATTAATGGCAAGAACTTTGTCCAAACAATTGAACCTTCAGATTCTGGACTATAAACATTGTCAACTAAATACTGAACTATTGTGTTGTCTTTAGTGGTTATAAATCCATGAGCAAAACCTTTTGGAACATATAATTCATCTCCAGGTTCCATATCATAGATATAAAGCTCTTTATAGTTCGGAGAATCTTTTCTTATATCTACAACAAAGTCAATAATACTACCGTCAATAAGTTTAATGAGCTTTGTTTGATCAAAAGGAGGAAGCTGAAAATGTAGCCCGCGAAGCGTTAATCTCTTAGGGTTAACCGATATGTTTGACTGATACCAGGTAAGATGAGATGTCAGAGAAAGAGGAACAAAAACACCTCTATGATCATAAAAGGCATTACCCTTCGTTAGCTTTGGTTCATGAATATATTCAATCTTTTCGCTCATAACAATCTATATTCAACTTCTTTAAATGCATCTAAGCTATCTCCACCGGCATAAGAGACAGCCGATGCTAAATCTTGGTGTACTTCATTAAGTTTTTGTTCATATGTCATACCGTTCATAGGCATAGATAAAGTTCGGCCTTCAATGTTCTTCTTATTACCATTCATAGAAGAAGCAGAACCAAAATAAAACTTCTTAGTGGGATCGGTAGGATCAACCATAGCCGGGGAATCAATACACCGAGCAAACATAGAGCCTGCCATAACCATATCAGCACCTGCTACTAAAGCTTTCGCTATATCCCCATTACATGATATACCTCCATCAGCAATAATAAGAGGATGATTTTTGACAACTTCAAACCTACCCATCGTATCCCTTTCGTTAGCAATTTCTTGCACGGTTGAGAACATAGGAGAAGCGAAACCCGTCTTGTTGTAAGTAATACAAGAAGCGCCACACGCGATGCCTACCTTAACAGCTTGTACATATGGAAGCATTTTAAGGTACGCGTGAGGGGTAGCAATATTGCCACCAATAATAAACAAGTCAGGGTTAAAAGACTTCTTATAGAGATTTAAATATCGAAGCATACCTACAGCTTCAGAATGGTCTCCATGAGCTACATCTACAGTAACATAATCGAGTCTAAGCTTCTCATCAGCAATAGTAACAATCAAGTCTACGTCTCTCTTCTTAATACCAACAGAAATAGAAATAAAAGGAAGAAGATCTTTACATTTATTCATTCTTCTCATCCAGTTCAGAATCTCATCATACTCATAAAATCTATGCATGATGTAGAAATACCCATTCTGTGCTAGCCATGTAGCTTTTGTCATATCAATACACGAAGCCATATTAGCCGGTACGATAGGAAGCTTAAAAGTAAACTTACCAAAGTCAACAAACACATCTGCTTGTGACCTCGATTTAAGTTCTGAATAGTTTGGTACTAAATGTACGTCTTTATAATTTAACGATTTCTTCATCTTCTTTTAAATCTTTATCAGGATCAAACCCGTAGTGCTCAATAGCGTGCTTCTTACACCGAGCTACATACCAACCGTTTGTGTAAACCTTTCCAGGTTCACCACACACTTCACAGGTCCTACCTGATAGGAAGCCAACATACTCAATAGCATTTTCAACTCTATCGTAATATGAATCAAAAAGATTATTAGTAATAACACTAGGGTCTAATTTAGCTTCAATCTCTTCCCAATTATCAATACCATTACCCATCCAATAAACTCTCATAGTACCGTACTTTTCTTTTACTTGGGTAAAAGATATATCCGGAACCTTAACACGCATATAGCCGTGATTCTCTTTTGTTACAAGCTCGGGTTTGAGTTTTAGAAGCTCTTCTCGTTTAGAAAGGCGAGTAATATAGCTACAAAGATCATCAAAGATCTTGTACCAGCCATCTCCAAACTCACAGCCAAATGCCATTAAAGACTCTGTTATAGGCTTATGCCTACCCAGGAATAAGACAGGATACTTCTCGATTAATTGCTTTTCAAGTTCTGGTGACATTTATTACATTAATTCCCATCTAGGGTTGTCTATGCCATCATTCCTTATAGTTCCTCTATAATCAGCTAGATTTGTAACTCTAGAGGAAAGCTTATATTTAGATGGCTTTTCAGGTATGCGTTTTGTAGTCATTCTACCATCTATGATTATACCATAATCTCTTTCAGAGTCAAGATTCCAACTTTCATATTTTGTATTCATGCCAATACAAATCGGTTCTTTGGTTATAGTATGCCCAACAATTTGCGACCCTATTTCTATAGAGGGCTGAAACTCCATATTCCAATCCTGCCAAAGAACACCCCCGACATTACAATCCCCTCCTCGACAGTGACCGGCACCAGAAATAAGATAATTATGAGGAATAGTCATATCTCTAAAATTCTTCCAAACAAAAGGAATAATTTCTTCGATAAGTTCTTTTGGCGTCTTGCCATAAGGGATATGTTTTTCAGATAACCCGGCATGAGAAAGTGTGAAGCCCTGTGTCTGATGAACAATTTTAAAATGTTCGGTGAAAAAGCTATCTTTTAACCCACGATCAAAGAACTGACGTCTAAACTTCTTAGCTTTTGAAGCTGTAAAGCCGGAACAATAATACTTGACGGTCTTCGAAATAGCCTTATCAGAGAAATCTTTGTTCTCGTAAATGTAACCTAAATCATGATTACCAATTAAGAATACAAATTTATCTTTGTTGTGATGGTCTAGAACTAAATGGCGAAGAAACTCACATGTCTCTTCAAAAGAAGAGACTTTTGGTGGCTCATAGAAAGAGTCGAAATAATCCCCGACCCAGACTACTTCATCATAATCTTTCTCATTTTCTAAAATCCATTTAACATTATTAATACGCTGATGTACATCAGGTATAACTATAGTTTTCATACTAGTATTATATTATTCTTTTTAAGATTTTTCAAGGAAAATGTATAGATTCATTCAATGAAAAGAATAAATATAATATGGCAAGAATACTATGTAAAAATATACCGTTGGAACTCAAGCAAAAAATTTGTACTGAATATTTAAATGGATCTCCTTCAACAACATTGCATAACAAATACAACTTTACACCAACAACTATATTACGAATTGTGAGAGAGTTAGGAGGGCATGTTAAAACAAATAAAGAAGTAAAAACAAAATATACATTTAATCATTTGTTCTTTACTAAAATTGATACTGAAGCAAAGGCTTACTTTTTAGGTTTACTATTAGCAGATGGACATACGAGTTACAAAGAAGTAATGCTCTACTTAAACGCAAAAGATAGACATATTATTGAAACATTTATTAATAGTATCAACGGCAACAATAAAATACATGAAAGAACCGGTACTATACATTTTAATACAAAAAAGTATATTTCAAAAGCTATTGGTATAAGTTTACGCTCAGATCAAATGTTAAAGGATTTAAAAGTTTTAGGATTTACTACAAATAAAACCTATAAAGTAGAAATTCCTAAAATAAAAAAAGAGCTTCAACAACACTTCTGGAGAGGTGTATGGGATGGTGATGGTTATATTTCACATTACTACAGTAAAACTAAACACAAACTAACTAATGGAAATATTAAAGTGTATAACAATTTAACTCTTGAAGTAGGTTTATGTGGTCTTAAAAATGTATTGGAAGAGTTTTGTAAATTTCTTAAACAAAATAATATTAAACCTGGTAAAATATACAAAGATAGCTCAATACATTCGGTGAGATGTAATTGGACTGAAAGTTATAAATTGCTAAATTTATTTTATCAAAATTCTGATCCAACTCTTTGTTTAAAAAGAAAACATGACAAATATTTAGAATATACAGAATTAAAATATTCTACCGAACATCCAAGGGATCAAGAATCATTGCCGGCAAAAATTTTTGATTGACTATAATTCTAAGTTCGTCAATCTGTGCCTGCAACTCTCGGTTCTTGGCCGCTTGCATTCCGTTAATGACAAATAAGAGACCAAATAACCCCCCAATAATAGCATAATCCAATTTATCCATATCAAAACTCTACACCTACATGTCCGAAGCCATTTATGTGGTATGCGGTTTTAAAGACATCATAGTTATGATATACGCTACCACCTACATAATACATCTGCTCTTTGTCTTTAGTTATATAGATAGGTTTTTTAAACTCTAAACCTAATTTATTATTAGCGTTTTGTGTTTGATTTTTTGTATAGTGAAAATTACCTGAGAACTTAGTGTAAGAATCAGGTCTATCAGTAAAAAGCTTTCTCATGTCATTATATGTACATGAAGTTAATGATAAACTCAAGCTTATTATTAGCAATCTCATTTCTTAGTTTTTTGTAAGAGAACGCAAGCAGCAGCAATAATACAACAAACAACTAAAAAGATACGAACATAGTCATTCGTAGCAAAATACATACTAACACCAATTGAAAGGGATATGCATAATAAAGCTGTTATTTTTGCTTTTAAGGACATACCTTTTCCGGCTTTAAAATCTTTAATAGTTGGCCCGACATATTTGTTGTTAATAAGTTTTTTGTACCAGGTTTCATTGCTACGAGCAAAACAATACGCTGCTATTAAAATAAAAGTAGTTCCGGGCATGATAGGCAAAATATAACCGGCAACACCTAACCCTGTACATATCAAACCACATATAAACCAAATTTGTCTAATTGTAGCATTAGACGATATTTTCATATCTCTATTCTTTTTCATTTTAGTTCTTTTAAAATTTTATCTAATTCTTCAGAAGTTACTTCTTTATAAACTATTTTATCTTTTTTAGGCCCTGAAAATTCTAACATGTACTTAAACCAGTATATAGAAAACTTCCAATATTTACCTCCGTTAAAAAAAGAAAACTTTGGGTAAGGCTTTAGAGGAAATAAAGCTATCCAATCAAACCATATGTTAATAGGTCCTATTTTCATGTCCAAAGATGTCTCCGCCACTTAACAAGATCGATTAAAACTTCTGTATCTTTGTCTTCCATTTCTTGTTCTAGCTTTTCAACTTTCTTGTAGTTAGGATAAGCTTCATCAATCTGCTTTTCAAGTGCTTTACGACGAGAGGTAATATACATATAAGCCCATTCAAGCCACCTAGTAAACTCTAAAGCCTCCCCTCCTGTACCTTCCCAATCGACAATACCAGCTTTATATTCATCTTCGTAAAAGGATTTAATAATCTCAAAATTAACTTCTTCAAGAACGTGATCAAGGTCCATCCAATGTTTAGGAACCGCTTTACGAATCCGAGAGTGTTGAGGTTTCCAAATAGTCTTAACTTTGTTATAATAAAATTCTCTAATCTGATAAGGAATACGACTAATGATCTCATACCGAATAAACCAACCAACCTTGTCTTGCCAGGTGGCTTTATAACCAAGCCAGTCGGGAGGCTTAACAGAATTAATATCTATTTTTAGTTTTCTCATTTATTCTTTTCCCGTTCAATTTTAGCTTTTTCATATTCATCCATCCATTCCGTCACAGCGTCAAAACTCCAATCAACAGTCTTAGGAACACTATTATTAAACTCTTTGTATAACTCTTTAAAGTCAGCCCAGAGCCTTGCATCAATATTACAGCATGGTGCTCCACCTCCAAAGAGTATTAAAGCTTCGTCGACGAGTTCGTTATATTCGCGTTGGGACATTCCTGCCATAATCAACAATATTAGTAGCTATTTGAACAATAGGCAACTAAAATATAAGTATGAAAAAAATCCTCCAACCTGCTCAACCGGAACATACAATCTATTATTCAGACTTCTCGGGGAGGTTGTTTGAACATTTCGTTCCGGTAACCGTAAAGGTAGAGTGTGATTATGGATCAGAGTATGATGGAGCGAGATTAGAATTTCATTTGTCTGATAAAGGCTTAAAAAAGCTTCTTAAATTCTTAAACGAAAACCTTTCTGAAGATACAAAAAGAGAACTCAAAAAAGAATTAGATTGTGATTGCGTTAAGTCAAGTTGTGATTATAATAATAAGGAAATTTACAAACAACTTATATGAAACGACCTATTCAAAAAACTGTTCAGTCCCGAGAAGAATATTATATTCAGTTTACGGATGAAGAAATGGCAGAGCTAAAAATGGAACCAGGTCAAAAATACTCCTGGGAAGTTAAAGATGGAGGTGTTCAACTTACACCATTTACAAAGGTTGAAATTGAAATGGGAGACTGGTCAAGAGAAACTTTAGAATATCTTATTCAAGAATCTTGCGAACGAGACGTATCTGTTAATGAAATTATTAATGATTGTTTAAAGGAGGTAATTAAGAATGGAAACATTTAATACTATTTGGAAGTTTGCCGTTATTGGGCTCTTACTAGCTATTACCGTATCATTGGGCATGATTAAGTTTAAAATCGATGATATTGAAAAGCTTTTAGTTGTACCTGATATTGAGTTACCACAAGAATGATCAAGCAAAAATGGCGTAATGCTTATATGGATGTAGCCGAGCGCTTTGCTCAGTTATCATCTGCACAAAAGCTTAAAGTTGGTGCTATTATTGTTAAAGGTGAAACAATAGTATCTGTTGGCTATAATGGAACTCCTTCTGGTTGGTCAAATAAATGTGAAGATAAAGACGGGCAAACAGTTCCAGAAGTAATTCACGCTGAAGCGAATGCAGTTGCCAAGCTAGCTAAGTCTTGTATATCAGGTGAAG